TCTTCGTATAGACCCATTCTGAAACGATTTGGCGAGTACTCAGTAATAGGAACTTCTTTCAATTCGTGAGGTTCCTCTTCTGGGTTTTCAAGTGAGATAGAGTGCAGAGAAGTTTCTTTGTAATAAATTGTTTTATCCGATGTGTAGATAATCGGCTGAATGAATTGCTTGTCGGCGTTTTTTGAGAATCTTGTTTTAGGATATCTCACCGCCAGTATAGGCTCGCGTTTAACAGTTGTGTCATAGACAACAAATGTCTCAAACACATTCGCCAAATCCACATAGTCGATGTCGTCTTTATCTCGGTAACTGATTTCATAAGCTCTGCCGTATTTATCCATGTCTAACCAAAGCTCGCCATTCAAACCATCAACATCATTATTCGTGTTGAATTCGTCAATTTGCTTTTGCTGATCGTCACTATCGATTTGAACCTTAATCGGATTACCTGTGTTGTAACCTACATCAAACGTACATAAAACCTTGCCGAAGTTGTGGGCAGAGCGATGATCCGCTTTTTCCTTTTCCTTACGTCTTCGGTTTTTCATGATGTTGGTGTTTCTTGCTTTGTAATAATCGTCTAATACTTCAAGTCTTGGGACTTGGTATTGATGGTGATGTTGGATCATTCCTGCTAAAGTGTCCAAATCAGCGAGCAAGTCTTCTGCAGAACTAAACCGATAATGGATATTCGATTCCACTTCAAAACTGACATAGTTAACATTCACATCAGCAGACGCTCTGCTATCAACGTCATATTCAAATTCATTTACTTTCTCCATTCCTCACACTCCTCAAAACATTCTCTTGATTTTGTTCCGCTTCTCTTTGGTAATGGTTGATTTCTTTTTGGCCCACATATCTTCGTTAAAGGCATACCTTGTCGCATCAATCGTATGGTTGTCTTTATCCTCTAACCTTGGCTTTGGATTTCCATCACGATCAGTTTGATAGTCTATATTTTCAAACTCTTTAGCGATGTTCGGCGTTCGCAAAGGATCAATACATATGAAGTCCAAATCATCTAACCATTGCTCTCCATATTCGACGGAATCAGGTCCTTTTTTGACACCTTTAATATTTCTGATGCCATGTTCGTTCACTAACTCAGCGTTACTTTTTGGTTCGGCAGAATCAGAGAATATCTCATCGTTTTGGTATCCTTTTTCGTGGAGTTTTTTCGCTAGCTCTCTATTACTAATCTTTACTCCGTAAATTTCATCTATTGCATAAATACCATTTTTCTTTTTGTCGTAATGCCATCTTACAAACGCTAGGGGGTCAGTTGCATAACCAAAGTCATTCCCATTTCGAATGTTATCGAAGTTAGCTACCATCTCATCAGTGATGCTCCCTGGCACTACTTTCAGATTGTCGAAAGGTACAACGCCAGAACCGATTGCTTTACCATCATATTCCCACTCAGCTCGTCTAGGGTTCCTTGCTCGGGCTGCTTCGACTTCGCTCAGAAACTCCTTAGAGATAAAGGGGTTATCTTTATATGTCGAGTGATGAATGAATGTGTTTTTAGGCTGAAAGGATGTTTCGTATTTTTTATTTACCCATGATTGCTTTCGCTTCGGTGGGTTATAACTGTAAAAGAATTTATAAAAAAGACCATCATCCAATTCTCCCCGCAATAGGGAGTTAGTGATAGTCGTTACTTCATCCTCATTCTTAAATTCTGCTAACTCCTCAATCCAACCAATCGCAAAAGGAAATTTGCTATCCTTCAAGGACTTAATTCGTTCTGGATTTTGCGCTCCACGAAATATCATGTAGTTACCACGCGGTTTATAAGTAATCCTCAATGGAGATTTATTAAACTTGAATAGGTGGGAAACACCCTGTTGTTCAATCGCCCATTTCATTTGTTCATACAATGATTGCTCAAGCGTATTATCAACATACCGAATCCCGACTGCATTTACAGCGTAACGCATAAGTAATTGAGTGATTATATGCGCAATATCCGATGATTTACCAGATCCACGACCACCCTTGCAAACGATATTCAATATGTCAGAGTTAAGGGTAGCCCTCCATACGCTGTGAAACTTCTCAGGTAGTAAATCAGAAAGCTTTTTAGCCATCGTCTTCACTACCGATATCATCGATAAATGTAGGAACTTCTGTAACCTCAACCTTTTGTTTATCGACAAACGCTGCATTTATTTTGTAGTAATGTTCCAAGGCTTGATTACGTTCCTTGAATCCCGCTGAGTACTCGCTTATCTCTCGTTCAATCACTTCATTGGTGACAGGGTCGCGTTTAATAACTTCGAAGCGCTGCGGCTCTCCTTTAGCAATAGAAGCTGTGATCGCCAAAGCCTCTTCCATGGATAAGTGTTTGTTTACTTGGATTTCTTTAATCTTTTGCTCAATGTATGATTTGATTGTAGTATTTTGCAGTAATTTGCTCGCATTAGTATTCGCGTACTTTTCGCTGTAACCAGCCTTAATAGCCGACTGAGTAGCATTCCCTGTGATGATGTACTCATCAGCAAAAGCTAGTTGTCTTGGGTTTAAACTCATTTTCCATCACCACTTCCCTTTAAAAGTTCTTCTTAACTAGCGTTGCTCCCTCTCGCTCATACTGCTTAATGAACTGTTCTACGTTTGTTTGAGTTCTAGATACTACTGTAATATCTAACTTAATATTAATAGCCTTTGAGTAACTTTCATAAAAATAATAGTCAACATTCACATAGTTCCCACTCCACACAGGTTTAATCTCATTGCTAATCAGCTTTCCCTCTTTATCCAGAATAGGGTTTTCAGTAAAATATCGCTCGTTCTCTCCCTCAATTGCTTTCTTATATGCTTCAGCAAATTCGGATTCCACACTTACTCTTAATAATGCTTCATAGAATTTCATAGACCAGATGCACCCCTTATTAAATCAGAAATCTTTTTTCCTCTTTCTTCGGCAGTCGTATTTAATGCACTGTACAAGAATCCATCTGCTTTCTTTTCCGCTTCTTCAGGATAAACCAACTCTATAGCAATTCTCCTAGAGCCATCTGGACGCTTAGTCACATCTACATTCACCGATTCTAATTTACTTGCATCTGCTCGTTTAAGAATCCCCATGCCCACATTAAGTAACTCTTCATACTCTTCGTTCACATTCCATACCTCCTTAAATCAATCACCAATAAAAGCTACAGAACAGTATCAGCAATATCATAAACGTGAGATACCATCTTCCTAATCTTAGAAACGAATCTCCACCAACACTCTTTTCTTGTTGCTTCATCTGCCAAGGAATAGCGAAATATAATCCAATTGCTATCAAAGCGTTAACAATAAATTTAAGCATTCAAATACCTCCTTAATCTCTCCACAATATGCGGATCGCTCTTCCAGCCATGCCCAATGTATATCAAGCTATGCCGATCGATATACTCGTCACTAAACTGCTGGTAACATTCAAGCAATGTGTGCTTAGGTTTCAACTCCGCTTGCCGGATGTTCTTATGCCTTAGTATTCCTACTGATAGTTGGATGTAATAGTAATGCATATCACTTCCACCTTATCGTTAGCCATCCGAACGACGGTTTTGATTCATCCGAAAAATGTATCTCATACCCTTTGACTCGAAAATGAGCGAATAGGTATTCTACACAGTCTCTAAAAACATCACTGTCCCACTTAGGTTTCAATACGAATAAACGGTACATATTGACATGACGTTCACCATGACTTTTAGCTTTTGAAATCTTACGCTCGATCTTGGTAATGTCTTTGATAGTTTTGTCTAAGTATTTGTTCAATCGGTTTTTTGGTTTAAATGTCATATGTCACCCTCAACCTTTCACTATCGTATTCAAACAACTGCAGCACCTTCTTGCCCATAGTCCAGCCATTCTCAATCTCATAGTTGTCATTCGGCTTAATGGTCCCTAGCTGACGATGGATCACACCTTGATAGTCGTTCGTCTGTTGCGTGTGGAAATGACCAGTGATTATCTCTCGTGTCTTAGCCTTACTCCACATATCGGAGAATTCAGTAGCAAACAGCATAGGTAAATCTTTCCGCTTGCCATACTGCCCATGAGTAATCATAATTGCCACATTATCCAACATGAACGCTTGACGGTATTTGTTGTGGTAATTCACTTTGATGTCTGGATACTTGGCTTCTAGATAAAGCAGAAACATATATTCCAAATTCTCCGAATGATTACCGCCTGCGTGTTCAACAGTCACTTGCTTCGAATGTCTCACACACTCAGTAATCAACACGTCAAAAAAGGAGCGTGCGTCTTTAATCGCTTGCTCCATGTCCACATCATCTAATTGCGTACCAGCCATCGTGACTGATTTCTTTATCTGGCTGCTATGGAATAAATCTCCTAGCTGACCAATAACAATCTGCTTATAGCCTTTTGAGATAACTTCAATCATTCTCGCTAGCTTGTCTTGTAAGTCCTCTAGCTTAGTGATACCAAAATGCCAATCAGCCAAACCGATGAATAGGTTTCTCTCGCCCGTCTTGATTGCGGCTAGCTTTACTGGCTCGATTGATTCAGTGAAGGCAGATGCATTAAACGCCTTGTGCTTTGGCTTCACCACAAACTTCAATTGCTGATTCCATTTTTGGATATCCGCTGTAGTGGTTGTCCACTCATTGGTGGTTACTTGCGATATTTCCCACTCTTGCGGATCATAGCCCTTGTACTTGAGGATGTCTTCTGGCGTTTTACTGTCCTTCTGGTAGAAAGCCATCTTTACATCGAATTCAGCTTGGGAAATAGTGCCATCAATGTTGTAACGCTTATTCTCACTGATTGACTGACCATCTATGTTGCGAGGTGGCGTAACTTTGTTCAATCGCTGACGTTTGCTTTTTACACTAATCTTGGTAAACTCTCTTCCGTACTCGTTCGATAATATGATTGCTATTTCTTTGTTGGTATAATCTTCATTGATTAAGTCTTTGAGCCTATCAATTTCTTGTTCCGTCCAGTTTATGTCTGCCACCTCGCTTTTCTGCAAAATAAAAAGCCACTCGCAATGAGTGACTTTAAAATGAATTAGCGTGGTGGGAGTCGAACCCACCCATTATCCCTGTCACGCCAACCAGAGGAGCTACCTCCAGCATGCATTTTAGGCTACTTGCACTTACCCCTTGCAATCAGGAGGCTTTTGCCTACGTCACTGGAGTGGTACTGCCCCACTCGGTAATACGGACTGGGACCTCTCTGCTCCGTTGATTACACTCTATATCTCGTGAATTCTCACGCCCAGATTGTGCGGATCCTCCGCCACAGTGACCGAAGCTTGGTGGTGTACAGATAGCACACTTACTACATTGCCGTACGTAGCACCGTATAGCTTCTTCACGATCTTTTTTCGGTAGTCGTAACCATCATAGGCATTTAAAGTCACTGGCAAGGATCTGCACCTTGCATGACTGAATCTAAAAACGTTTGGGATAACCCCGAACGTATCAGCCTTATTTTTAAGCGTCTACCTATTCCGCCACAGTGACTATCGCCCACAGAATAATTTTTACGTATCAAAAGGAGGTTGAATGTCGTTGTGCTTGTGGGCGATATCTGATAATACTAATTTACCACGTTTTCAGTGTCTAAAATTCCGCAAATCGTTCATATATCAAGCATCTTGTCTAACTCTTCGAAAAATCTGTTCCGATATTCAAATGCTTTTGTTTTGCCACATTTTATTTGGAAACTATCAACCAACCCTTGCATCGTATATTGCGGAAATCGTTTGATATACAGCTCTCGAATGATCGTCTCAGTGTCACTGCCGCACTCATCGAGAAGTTCTTGTACAATCTGCTTATTGCGTTTCAACCGCCGAATCTGTTTATCCGTCTCGATGGTCCACAATGTACCGAACATCAAATCGCTGTCGCTTCTTGTTCCCTTGATATCCCCGTTAACATCCTCTTCTCGATACGGAACTCGAATCTCTTCTTCAAGCTTCATGACGTACTTTTCTGTATCTCGGTAATCTTTCAACACTGCCTTGACTCGTTCAACACGCCATTTTTCCAATCACTTGCCCTCCTCTTTATCATCCTTACCAAAAATCACACTTGCGAATACAGAAGCTATTACGGCTACAAATATCAAAACCGCTTCTGTCATTTTTGTGCCTTCTCAATTTCCCGCTCTAGCCATTCGTCTTTCGTTGCTAGCAAGGCGCCTTCTTTGGAGTAATATTCATTGATCAATCTTGCTGGGTTTTCTTTGGTTCCTTCACCTTCAAACGAAACCACATGAATAACTTCCATCATTTTAACTTCACGAACATGACTTGATTTCTTAGGTAGTACCATCTTCATCCTCCCGCTTCCACCGCATCCCTGACTAACGGATCGTTAATAATAATCTTGTACTTCATCTTCTCATGCTGCAGCTGTTGTTCTAGCTTAATAATCTGCTGTTGCTGGTTGATTATTGTATAGGATAGCCAACTCAAGCCTGCGATCGTTAGCAGTATCAATATGATTGCTTGGCTAGTTTTCATCGGCTTGCTCCAGTAGTTCTGGATTCTCGTAGATGTTTCCGATAACATCCATAGATGAATCTATAAAGTACAAAAACTCGAATTCCACACCTAGATTTTTGTGGTCAACACAAAATGCCCCTTCTGCAAAAACTACTGTTGCAAAAGATTCTTCCAAATCCGATCCAAGGATTTTGACGATATCCCCTTCAAAGATGTCCACGCCGTTCTTGTCTTTCAAGCCAGTGGACTGTCCAAGCGTTTTCGGAGTAATTTCAAAACAAACCAAATTTTCTAATCTATACTTAGCTGGCGCTCCGCCATATCCTCCTACAACATCAGTTCCTGTCGGGCTGATGAAGTGTCGACCGTCATCAAAGTAAAATAGATGTCCGTACACCCATTCTCCTGTTTCAATATTTCTACCTCTAAATTTTGGTACCATCTTATCCCTCCTGTTCTATTCTCATGTTTGGAAAATGATCGGCATATAATTCTGTTACTCCGAATACATTTTGTTTGTCAACGGTCCTTATTGCACTTGTGTAGTAAGCGCCTGTTCCCGATGTTAAGTAAATCCACTTTGCAAAATCAGCTGATACCTTTAGGACGATAATTCTGTTCTTATGCTTTGCACCGTAATTTAGCAAGATCGGCACGTTCCCATTCTTATCCTTATGAGAATCTATATAGTCAGTAGCTAATATTTTTATCACCTCTCTGACAATCAGCTATCGCTGACGATTGCGGAATTAAACACTCTTTCGAATTTCATATTTCATTTCATTCGTATGAATCCACATGGATGTCAATAACCCGAAGAAAATCGAAAGATCGGCGTTTCCTCCGAATAAGTATCTGTTAACTCCATATACAATGCATCCTCCAATAAAGGCTGCCATCACTCTTCCCCCTGTTCCTGCGCCCATTTGCCAAATGCTTCTAGTACTTGAGCTTCTTCTTTTGCATTTAATTCTGACCAAATTTGTGTAACAATATCTTTTGGATTCCCATAAATAAACGAGTAAATACAATCGAATGCTGTAAGGCTGGAATTAGTTTTTTCTTCTTTCAACCAATCCAACACAATCTGCTGATTCTCGTTGAGTTGCGGTTGATCAGACATTTTAACAAGCTTTTCACCTATATCGTGGACAGTACTCCAGTCTGAGTACATTGATTCAAAATCCGGATGTGTATATTGCAACGCTATGTGCATAAGAATTGTACCCATTTCTTCTAATTTAATCACATTCATTCCTCGCTTTCTGCTATTTTGGTGGATAGCTGACTAAATCTGTCTGGTATTAATAACGTTAACGATGCCTTTTTTAACTGCCTTTAAAATGTCATCGGTCAAGCTGTCTACATCCACACTATCAATAATCAAAGATGTATTTGGTTCAGTAGTTACAGGTACGTTGTGTATCACTTTCCATGTATCTAAAACTCCCTGAACTGCTTCGGAAAGCTCATTGCTATTAACCTGAATCCATTCAATCAAGTCGTCTTGTGCGGACTTTTCGGAGATGTACAAGTCTTTTACCTTCTCCTCTAATGCTTTTGCAGGTACCATTTCCATTTTTGGATTGGCATTAAAAACCTTTTCTTTTTCAATAAAATCTAAAAGCTCCTTTTTCACTTTCGTTCCCTCCTAGTTGTGTATTTCTTCCAATTACTGACTCATTATCTCGACCGTTGCACCTGCGAAATTGCCTTTCTTCAAAGGTATCTGCAATCTGCATGCTCGATCCAAAGTCCATTTGTTCAGCCCTGACATCTCTGCGGCTTCACGCTGTGTGCTGAATTCTTTGACTTCACCATCTGGAAAAGTAAACCTGACTGGCGTTGAGTTGTATCTATTCTGCTTTGGTCGATCGTAACTCTTTCCCCACAAAGCCTTTCTCAAAACTCTGATTTCGTCTTCATCAGCACCTGGCGTATTAACTAACCTTTCCAACCGATACAAATCTTCTTTGTTAGCCATCATTCCACCCTCTTCATATTTCGCAATTTAACTACTGTCCGATCGCTGCCAAACGTCACAATAGCCGAGTTCTCAAGAACTTTGACACACACTGCTTTGAAAGGTTTTGTAAACCGTTCGGTCACGTACCAATACTCGATGCCTGCTTTTACTCTACGTTGCTTTCTGACTACTCGTGGCGGCGGGCTATACTTACCGTCTTGCACGCCTGTTACTGTGTCTGCTAGTTTCATTTGACTTCCTCCACTGGTACTGCGAATGCCCAGTATCTTTCATCGATTGATTTGATTTCAGCTTCAGTAAAATTTGATCCGCTTGTAGTATTTTGAAATATCACGATATCCCCATTATCAGCTTTAGTTAGATATGCGCCCCATGATGTTCCGGGAAGTTCAATTTGATATAGTGGCTCTTTCTCCACTTCATACTCACCTGTTAAAAATGCTTGAACTGCAATAAGATATCTTCTGTCATTCTCTGCTGCGTCATTGTCGTAAAGCCATTTATTAACCTCGTCGTCCGTCTCGTCTATGCTTTCGTGAAACCAGTCTTGGCTGAAAATGTCTGATACACTATTTCCTTTATTATCTTGAATATATTTATCTAAAAACTGCGGCACCGTTACTTTTGGTTGTTCAGCTAGTCGCTCCACCCAATTGATAACTTGCTTATAAACTAAATATTCAGAGTCTGCTATTTGTTGATCCAAACCAGGTATCGCATACTTGTTAGCTTCTTCGAAACATTTATCTCTATTGCTGGTTAACTTCTCAATCAATTCCTGTTTATTCACTTTTACTCCTCCGTTCCATTTCTTCACAAATCCATTTTTCACGAAAATCAAATCGCCTTTGCACGCTCCGCACGATTTTTAGTTGTGCTATTAACTCCGCATCTGATAGTTTGCGTATTTGCTCTTGTGTTGGTGTCATCTGCTCACCTCTCAAAATGGAAGACTATCGTCTATATCGACAGACGAACTGCTGAATGGGTCTGATTGCACGCTGTTGCGGTTTTGCTGAGTGTTGGCATTATTACTCGTTTGGTTGTTTGAAACGCCGCCACCGTTGTTTTTGGCGTCTAAAAACTCGATTCCGCCATACTGATTCGCCACAACCTCGACAACCGTTCTTTTCTGCCCGTCATTCGTTTCATAACTTCTACTGGTCAGCTTGCCGTTTACTGCAATTTTTGATCCCTTGTTTGTGTAGTTTGCTAGTGATTCGGCTTGTTTCTCCCACACGACAAGCGGCAAGAAGTATGATCTCTTGTTGTCGCCCCATCCATCGTCTAAAGCCAGCGTATTCGTCGCCACCGCTTTGCCAGACTTCGTGTACTTCAATTCGTTATCTCTTACCAATCTGCCGATTAAATTTACTGTATTCATTTTTCTTCCTCCAATTCATTTTCAATAGTTCTGACACCTTGGATTATTTCGATTGCTTCAACAAGATTCCTAGCTACTCCATTTAGACAACCTTTCCGATTTTTATCTAAAAGGAACTCTTTTTGCTCTTGTTTTAATTTCCCTTTCGGCATTTTGATTTCTATAAAGAAAATCCGTTTATCATCTTTTCGGAATCCGAACAAATCAGGGAATCCTTTTTCAAGATTCATTTGCTTATGGCTAGCTCGTTTGACTGGCCCTGTATCAACTTTCCAGCAATCATGCCCGATTACCTTGAGTGAATTTCTGATCTGTTTTTGTAAATCGAGTTCGTTCACATCTTTCCCCTCGCATTCAGATATCTTTTGCAATGCTCTGGATCCAAAGGTCGATACTCAACCAAAATTGGCGCCAAATCATATTCGATCATCGTTTTCTTATACGCTTCGTTTGCGCTCATCCATCCTGCCAGATTATGAATGTTTTTCTTAAATTCGCACTGAGATAACGCAACTTGAATATAGGCTTTTCTATGAGCTTCCCAATATCTAAGCTCCTTTTCCAAATCTATTCCTATGGCTTCGTAATACCGCCTTTCTAAGTCGGTTAAGTTGATTAAATTCGTTATCGTCTGTTGCGAACGCCGTACACATTCAAGATATTTTTCCGAAATACAACTTGGTACCATTTCATGCTCTTTCAAATATTCTTGAAATTCTTTGCCTGTGCTGACGTCCTTATAACGCATTTCGCTTGTCCAAGTGATCTAGAGTTATGACCGCTATATCCTTTTCTGTTAGTTTTAGCGTCTTGGCTACCACTGTGGGCTTAACTCCCTTATCTAGCAACGCAACGGCTCTGGCTACCGTATGTTTAGGGAAATCAAATCTCCATCCGTCAAGACAAATCACATGTTCTTGTATTAATGCTCCAGTCATTGATCCACACCTCTTATCCGTTTGTCAGTAGTTCTAGCAAACTGTATGCTATGCTGCTTTGAATTTTTTAATATTCTTGACAATATTCGCTCTCCGTAAGCTTTTTTGATTTCATCCGATGTTAAATTTGTGTTTACCATTAATGCTTTATTTTGCCTTGCTTCTAAAATTGAGTACAAGATGTCGTTGTTAAAGCTGGTGCTATCTTTTATGTTGTTACCACCAAGCTCTGCGCCCAAATCATCAATAACCACAAAGTCTACTGTTTTGATATCTTGTAAAAGGGCTATTTGATTTTTCGACTCAGATTGATCGTTAAAAGAAGCCTTGCGCCTTTCCAACAACTCTCTGTAATTGACAAACAATACTTTCTTTGAGTATTGGCTTTCTTGCAGTATCGCCCAACAAACCGCCATGCATAGATGGCTTTTACCAACTCCAGATTTTCCAGATAAAATCATATGCGTAGGGTTTCCATTCAAAACCTCTTTGATAAAGTCCACCGCATAAGTCATAGCCACCGCAGTTTCTTCTTCTTTGGTCTGGTAGTTATCTAAAGACTTGTCAAACAAGGCATAATCAGTAATCACGGATCTATACTTGAATAAATCATGATTCTTCTTTTTCAGACTGGTTTCGTATCGCTTGTTCGTATCTGCATCTACTTTTAGTTTTAAGGCATAATATCCACACACCATGCAAGTAGGTGCGCATCTATCTGAACCATCCTCATTCTTTGTTTTCCAGCCGTATAGTGCAGCGCTGCATTCAGGGCAAGTTCCTCTTATCTCAAGCAATTGGTCTATCATTATTGCCATGCCTTTTACTACGCTTTCCATTTAATCACCACCCTAAATCGTCATATTCGCTAGATCCTGTATTTTCAAGCTTGCCTTTATCTTTGGTAGCCTTCTTGTCTTCCGCTTGCACTTGTTCAACTGACTTGAACTTATTTCTTTCCCAATCTTTTAGAATTGTATTTACATAAGCGTATTTTCGAACGTTATTATCAATCGCAATTCCCAAAGCGTGTATAATCATCAATCGAGCATTCTCTTCTGTAGCCCCTGCTTTAACTAGGTCTTCCACCCAATACTCGAAATCAGTCATTGTCTTATGTGTGATTGATCCAAAACCATTTTGCTCGTAGTAGTCGTAGATGTCCTTGTTTACTACTACCCTATCCTTACCTAACCTAACCTTACCTAACCTAACCTGTGTATCCATTTGGTATACCGCTTGGTTGTCATCTGGTATACCAACAATTTTTTGAGCGCCAAAACCCTTGGTATCAAAGGTATAAGCCTTGTTTTCTTTATCAGCTAACATAGATTTCTCTTCTTGATAAAGAGTCGGCTTGTACCGATCGTTACGAATATAGTTATGAATTTTCCAGTGCTTGATAACAATCACTCCGCTATCAAAAACAAGAATGAATTTCTTAGCCATAAGCAGTTTTAAATCATCGTCGCCACAACCAACCATACGTTGAATCTTTTTGGGATTATTAATAAATCCGTCATCATCTGCTCGCATGGACAAATGAAAATACAACGCTTGGCTAGATAGCGGCATGTCAAGAAACGCATCACTGTCTATAATGGTTTTGGCAAACATTCTTCTTTCTGCCACGCTATCATCCTCCTATCCTAAGTTTCTTAATCTCGTCTTGATTCAGTTTGATGCCAATAACGTGATACTTGTTTTTAAACTCTGTAATCCCCAATTGATGCTTCTCCGTGTGATGGGTTCTGCAAAGTGCTGCAAAAGTAAATTCTGCGTGGTCTACTTCTTTCCGCTTTCGTCTTCCCAAAGCTTTGTCAAAGTGATCGATGTCAGCGTTATTTTTACCGCAAATGCAGCAAGTCCTGTTTGTCACACATTTATAGAAAAAGTACTGTTCATTTTGTGGCGGAATCTCATAACCTTCACGAAATGGAATGTCATTTGCGAAGATGAAATCTAATATCAATTCATCTAGTGTTGAGACTTCATCGACTGTGTTCTCAGATTGATTCGACAAGCTAATGTTCTTCCCTGTGAAGTATCGAAATTGCCAATAGAACACGTCTTTAAGGCTCTCTAACGGTTCGCCAGTGTAAATGTATATGTCTTGCATTAAAGCGAATGTGAAGCGTCTCTGTTCGATTGTGAACCCTCGTGGGTCTTTGATGAATATTTCCGCTTGTCGCTCGCCGTCATATCCATCAAAGATTGTTTTGAGACGCGCGATATTTAATTCATCTTTGAGTTCTAGCGTCAGGCGATTGCCTTCAACTTTTATTATTTTTGCTAGATACGAAAGGTTGTTCATTTACATCACTTCCACTTTGATTCCTTCACCAGTAATAAATTTGTTTAATGCTGTTAGTTGCTCATGCGTTCCTGTTAATCGCAGTTCAACTGTTTTAAACTCTTCAATTTCTTGACGTTGCAAATCTGGTGACTCCTCTAAAATCTCGCCTGTTTCTTGATCGATGACATTATTTTCAACTTGTCGCTCTTTGAGTTCTTTCATAGCTTGCTCATATTCAGCTTGGGCTTGCTGCTCCTTGAGTTCACGCTCTTCTCGTTCCCGTTTAGCAGCCACAGTTGCATCAATTTGCTTCATCAAGTCGGATGCGAATAATCCATTCTCGATCTGCGCTACCCACGATTCTGGCTCAAGTCCTACTGCTTTAGCATAGTTGCCAATGATAGCTTTATCATTTTCAATTCGTTTGTTTTCTGCAGCGATTTGTTTCATTTGGAATGTGATTTCTTCGAGTGTTTTCTTGTTCAATTCACCTTTTGTAGTAAAATTCCCTTTGTTTAACCATGCTGGTTTAATCTCCAACTCGTTCGCATCAATCTCGTAGTTTGGTGCAATTTCTTCGATCGTTGCTTTCAGTTTTTCAAATCGTTTGTCCTTTTCAGACTCTTCAAAAGAAGAAATACTTTCGTTGATGCCGTCGCTAACAAGTTTGATTTGATTCGTATAACCATTGATCTTATTTTCAAAATCTTTTAAAGGCTTGCTGTATTCTTTCTTAACCGCTTTGCGTTGGTCGTCCAGCAACTTGGCAATTTTATTCAAATCTGCTTTAGCTTGCTTCGCTTCTGGAATATTGTCGTCAGTGAAAACCAAAGTTCCATAACGAGCGATAGTCGCATCCACCAACTCTTTCAGCTTGGCTTCATTGTTGATCGTGATTTGGCTTGGCGTGAAATCTACGTTAAATTCAAGTTGAGTAGTTAAATCGGTCGTCATTGCGCATTCCCCCAATTGATATCATTTTGCTTTTGTTCAGCGGACTTGCTTTCTTGTGCGTTCTTTTCATATCCTTGTTTCCATTTGATTAGCTTAGCCATAGCGCTGTTAAATAGATTCGCTGGTAATTGATCAAGAGAAGTAACTTTTGCAGTTTCTGCCAATTTATTTTGGATTATAGATAGTTCAGCACCTGCTAATTCAGCAACTTTTCTCGCTTCGTCATTCAAACTAGCCAACTGTTTGCCGTCAATCAACTCGGGAGTAGGATTGATTTTATTATTATTTGCATCTGCTATTTGGCTCGCCTCGTTTCCGTCATCATCAGCATCGCTTGTAATCCCGAAGGCTGCCGACAATGTATACCTACGTCCGTAACTAGCAGCAGAACCTTGTGATTGAGCATCTAATTTTTTTGTTATTACATCAAAAGGTTCATATTCGATGTACTGACCACTTTCATGGAAAATCCATGTTGCAACAGAAACTTTGCCATCGCCAAATGTAATTTCTTGTGTATAAGATAGGCCTGTTCCTTCAATTGCTGTATCAATTACTTCTGCTATGTTTTCAAGCGGTACGTATTTAGAATTGTAGTAAGGGTTTTCGGCGTCTTTTAAAGGTTGCTTTAATACATTTCTAAAAATCGCCATAGCTTTAAAAATTTCTGATTTCGATTCACTTATTTTCATCTACAACGCCTCCTTCAAATTCTCAATTACTTGCTCTAGCCCTTGAATCAGTTCTTCACGATCGAACTCCGCTGATTCTTCAATAGTTTCAAATTGTGTACGGACATCCTCGTCGTCGCTGTCCTGATAAACACCTACTCGATCGTTCTTCTTATCAATATCGAAAACGATTGATCCGTATGGCTTGTATCCGTCAATTAGATGAATACGCCCGATTGTGTCAATAGCTATTCTCATGGTATAATCTCCTTAGATGATTTTTGTTAAGACTCTATGCTTGCAGGCCGGAGTCTTTTTTTGTGTCCATTTTCGCTTGAGCTTCGTAGTAGATTTCTTTCCAATCAAGCGTGCGATAGTATAGGTCAAGTACTTCCGCTCTTGTCATTTCTTCACCGTCCTTGATCGTAATTCAAATACTGCTTCGTCATAGATCATTAGCAGTAACATTGCGATACAAGGGAATCCGATGACTAGCCATGTTGGTGGTTCTGATGAAAGCAAGGCTCCCAATGCGAAGATGACAAGAACAAATGTTGTGCGTCTGATCCAGTAAATTTTATTCATACTGACTCCTCCTTGAAATATCGATCGATCAAAGCGAGCGCTTCTTCTCTTGTTGAGACTGTATGTTGCATCGTAGATCCACTATCTTCCTCAACTGATATAGTGACTGACTTAATCATTTCCCCAACTCCCCTACTTTTTGATCCGTATACTGCCGTAACTCGCTCACACGCTGTTCTAACTGCTCCTTGTCGTTTTGCACTGTGGATAGTTGTTGGCGCAAGCTATCGGCTTCCTGTTGCTTTGTAGCGATCTCCTGTTGCTTTTGTTCGATCTCTCGTTGCTTGGCTTCAATTTCCTTCTGCTTGTCCGATTTGATTTGCTCAATTTCGGCTTTCAGCTGCTCCTGTGTGCGAGTGTTGTTGGATAGCTGTGATTCGAGTTCTGACACACGTTGCGATTTCGTTTGTCCGTATTGTAGGACTGTGTTGAAATTTGCTTTGATCGTGTCCAAATCCTGAAATGCGTTGCTTGCTGCGTAGCCGATAACGCCGCTACCTAGTGCCAGTCCGATGATTGCTGTTGTTTTTGCTAGTTTGTTTTTCAATGTGATTGCTCCTTTGGTATAATTGTTTAAAAACTGGTGGTGCTGAAATGAATGAACGTTTATCGAAAAAAGAGTTAGAAATTTTAAGATATTTATCATCACGTCAGGGGTTTTATGAATCAGCTATGTCCCTTACAACTGTTGAAAGTCTTGCAATAAAATTTCAAATAGATTCATTTGAATTAAGAGATTGCATCAAACATTTAACAGAAATTAGATTCATAGAAGAAAAAACTGAAAAAAACGAAAATGATGAAGTAAAGAAGTATTATGCTCCCACTACACAAGGTAAGAATTATCTTGAATTCTTAGAAACAGATCATCAAGAAAAATTAAAGTGGAGCATACAAGTTCCAATCGCTGTTGCTGTTGTAACCACTCTTCTGGTAAATTTAATTACTTACTTATTTCAAAAGTAGCTGGAAAATAAGATTTATAATTAATGAACTGATAATAGATACCACTATGACTTTTACCTTATCTTTTTTATTCACCCTAGCCCCTCCTTCCGCGTGGGGTTATTTGTCTAAATACAATTCCGACAGCCCGAGTAAATCCGCAATGTTATACAGGCGTTCACGAATCATTTCTTGCACTTCTTCAGTTGTCGCCGGTCTTGAATTTGTGTCGATATCCCAAGTAATCACTTCCTTAGATTCAGCAATTTCGATTGCATCTTTTAAGGATTCTTTTACGTTTTCGTACTCCATTATTTCTCCTCCAATTCCATTACGTTTAATCTTTTTCTTAAATCTGTAATCTTGATCAACATAAGATTAACTTTGTTTAATATTTCGTTTGATGTGTCCATCCACAAAATAGACATCGCTTCTTTTTCAAGCGAATCTAATTCTTTATCCGCAAGAGTTACTATTGTTTCTGCAGAAATATCAACTTTGATTTTCAATATTGTTGACCCTCCAATTCTAGTCTTTTTTCGAACGTTATTTTCGTCACATCTTTAGGCAGAAATTTCTTCATTTCCTAAAAACTTATTTACAAAATATAGTTGTCCTTTACCAGTGATCAATGGAGTAAATTTAGTTACTAAAACACCTTGACTGTTTGTTCTCAAGTGTTCTCTTACTTCCATAACTTTCAAATCAAGCGATCGTTGGGTTGGGTGATTCTTTCGACGTCCATCTTGGCAAAGATACCCATTATCTCTTAACCAATCGAACAAACGATTCTGTCCGATATCAATACCATTTTGTTTCAGGATAGTTGCCAATTCTTTGACCAGACACGAATTTCCACTGCCCCTTACTGCATCTGAAAACAGTGCTTTAGGCTGCATTTCTTGGATAATCAAATCTTTCTGCTTGAGTTGCTCGCCAGCCTGTAAAAGTAAATCAGCTAATGAATTCGGGTTGTGCGTGATATCATATGCTTTTTGATCAGTTAGGTACGCGCCGTGTTTGCGGATTGCTGGTAGAACTTCGCTTGTTACCCAACGTTTGAATTTTTTAGCATTGGGAAGTTTGCTTGATAAAATCAATGAATATAAACCTGATTCGTTAATGATTGTTAATCCACGTGGAGATTCAAAAGTACCGTTTTGGTAGTTTTGCCGATCTTCTTCATCTACATGGCGATTAATATCTCGACTACCGTTTCGGTAACCTAGAATATTCGCAACATCTTTACCTACAAAATATGGTTCGTCATTTACTAAGATTGTCCGAACTTCGTTGTGTTCGAAATTAAAAATTTGTGGTGTGTCCATTTAATGTTCCTCCTTCTCTATCGTTTGTATTTGTTCGATGTTCTCCAGACCAAGAATTCATCAAATAATTTAATGTTGATAATCGGCAGATTAGAAGTGACTAATCTATACCCATCTTTAAAGTCTTTGTGTTCCTTAAATTCCCTGAGTAACTTTTGAAACAATGATTTATGGTTTTGGTAGCCAAAATATATAATCGCTTCGTCCTTAGCCATCCACGCTTGTTTTACTTCAATTGTTCTCGCCAATGTTACTTGCATATTCTCACCTCTTCCGTACTTAAAGTGCGGTATGCTACAAAAAAATTAAATGCGGATTAGATCTGCATCAATCTTGAACACATACGCTAAAGCAAAAACAGTAAGTGGTTTGATTGGAACTTTATTATTTTCCCAATCAGAAATAGTCTTTGATGTCACCCCTAATTTTTGCGCTAACGCTTCTTGAGTGTAACCAGCATCAATTCTGAATGATCTCACAGACATTTGTTTATCCCCCATTGTAAATCACCTCCAACTTCTCTGTGAGTTAAATATACCGCACTAAAAGTACGGTGTCAACACTTAAAGTAAATTATTTTTAATAAAAGTTATTTACAATGCATCACTTTAAGTGTAGAATGAATACATAAATCGGAGGAGTTATATAGAATGAAAAAATTACAAACGGCAAAAGAACAAAGAGAAATATTAGCAAATAATCTCAATTCCCTATTGCGTAGTAAAGGGAAAACTCAGGCTGATGTAATTCGTGAGTTAGGCGTAGCTGAGGCAACGGTGCGTAGTTGGTTTAACGGAGAGAAGTATCCTAGAATTGATAAATTGCAGATGTTGGCAGATTATTTCAACGTTCCACGATCCAGAATAACCGAAGAGCAAACTGGTGCTTTACAAAGAGTATCAAGTATAGTTAAGATCCCAATACTAGGAACGATCACTTGTGGCGAACCAATTCTAGCCGAAGAAAACTTTGACGGTTATAGAGAAGAAATCGGTGATTTTCTCCCTACTGGAGAATTATTTTTCTTAAAAACAAAAGGCGATAGTATGGTTCCAACAGTGCCTATTGGTAGCTACGTATTGATCAGAAAACAAGAGAGCGTGGAAGATGGTGAAATTGCCGCTGTTAGAGTAAACGGTGACGAAGAAGCTACTTTGAAACGAATCAAACGTCAAGGAAACATCGTTATGTTAGTCGCAGACAATAAGGAATATGATCCATATATAATTACAGAGGATAATCCTGCAACAATCATTGGGAAAGCTGTCAAGATAAGTATTGACTTATAAAAAACACGCCCTTCTATCTTGGCGGAAGAGGGCGTGTAATGCAATAAACTAATAGGCTTATTTGCTATGCCTATTTTATCATGAAATAGGAGTGAATGTCATGTGGATAGAGAAATTACCTAATGGTAAGTATAAATATTTCGAGAGATACCAAGACCCGTACACAGAGAAATTGAAGAGAGTATCAATAACATTAAATTCCAAGTCTAACCAAGCAAAAAAACAAGCGATTTTAGAATTGCAAGAAAAGATTGAAAAGGCTACTAACCAATCAACGCAGAAATCTTTACGTTTCGGAGAGGCTATTGATATTTTCCTGATTGTTTATAAAAGAAAAGTAAAGTCATCCTCTTTTGTTTCTTTCAAATCTACTGAAAAAAAAATTAGGTCACTAATAGGTGAAGAAACTATTATCAAAAATATCGACACAAAATTTCTCAGGATGAAACTTGAGCATATGTTTTATGTTGAAAAATATTCTTTTAATTATGTGAAGAGGGTCAAAGCACTGATAATAGCAATATTAGAAAATGCAAAAGAAGAAGGATATAGTATAGATATACCTAAATTTAGGTTGAATTTAAAAAAAGAGCAGGCGGAAACTGCGGAAAAGTACCTCGAACACCATGAAGTTAGGAAAATAATCAACGAACTGTCTTCTTACGCTAAAAATATAAGAAAAGCCTACATGGTCGAATTTATGGTGTTAACAGGTTTACGATATGGAGAACTGATCGCTCTAAGGGAAGAGGATTTGTTCGAAGGATACATTAAAGTAACAGGAACAATCGATTTCAGAAGCGGCCATTATTCTGAAGTAATTAGAACCTCTCCAAAAACGAGCGCAGCATACCGGAATGTATCATTGCCAAATAGAGCAATCGATATAATAATTACTGTTCTCCAAGAAAATAAGATTTTAAGAACTACTCCAGAATACAATGACCAGGGATATATTTTCACTAATAAAAAAGGCAACCCTATAGATTACCGCACATTCGCCCCAACTCTTAAAAGAGCTGCAAAAGTTTGTATAGACAAACCAGTGACTAGCCATTGGTTAAGACATACTCATATTTCAATTCTTGCTGAAATGAACGTCCCGATAAAAACAGTAATGGAACGTGTTGGGCATACAGACGAATCAACGACCATACGAGTATATACACATGTAACTAACAAAATGCAAACAAATTTAATTGACCAACTCAATACGGTGTATATATGAAAATGCCCCTTTTATGCCCCTTGAAGAAATAAATTGCAATAAAAAAGCCGCTAGATTGTTTATCTCTAGCGGCTTTCTTGCAATTTTAGTACAACTCCAAGTATTGTTTAAATCATCTTGGAGACATTGTATATTGTTCTATAAACTCTAATATATAAGCTTTTTACTCTTTATTCGAATAATATGTTTATATAACATTTTACAACCCTTGCCCCTTTTATGCCCCTCGAAAATATTTTCTTTTGACTCTTATAATTTTAAAAAAAGATTCCTAAAGTGATTGTAAATATCTATCGATATTTATATGCTATGTAGTTGATTTCTGATACAATGAAGCTATAAAATTAATGAAAAGAGGAACGTGTATGGGTTTGTTTAGCAGCAAAGCGGATAAAGAAAAGGCAAAGATTGAAAAAGCGAATCGTAAAGCTGAAAACGAAAAAATGCTAGAATACTTTAAGAACCATAGTGACTACAAAGTTGGAGATATGTATTTTGATGATAAACATGGAAAATTATTTATAAAGAAATCTTTTACCATGAACAGATCACAAGCTGTATACAATTACGATGAACTAATCAGCTACACGCCTATGTTTGAAGGTGGGAAAATCAAAAAACATCATGGCATTACACGTGCAATTGTTGGCGGCGTTTTAGCTGGTCCTGTTGGTGCTGTTGTAGGAGCTGGAACTGGTGGAAAAGAATTTGCTACCATTAAGCGATTAGGCTTCATCCTTCACCTTACTGACAATCGCTCTCAGAACTATATGCTTATGATTTCAGAATCAAAATCAGATAGTTTCCTTACGAAGTCGGCGATGGAAGATTACAACAACATTGCAGCTAAACTGGATCAAATAATTTCTTCAAATACTCAAGAGTCTACATCAAATGGCAGCAACGCTGATGAGTTGAGAAAATTCAAAGGCCTTCTTGATGATGGAATTATTTCTCAAGCCGAATTTGATGAAAAGAAAAAAGAATTGTTGGGATTATAGCCTTAAGCCTGTTTATCAGGCTTTTTTCTTTACCTTTTGTTCGCTTTACAACAAGAACAAACGTTCGTATAATTCTTGCAAGGAGTGATTGACATGCAAATACCATTAGCACATCAACGGACGTATGCTTTTGAACGCTACTATTATGAATTCATCGAAAGAATGGGCCCGGCGCACTTATTGTACGATCAATTCGTTCGGACGATGGAGAACTTCGGCAAACCCTATTTTACCGTGCCATCAAGCTATAGTGGTTACCCAGAAGAATTAGCCTATGTATTTAAGAAAGATGGAGAAAATTATCTATTCGATCACGTTAGGACACAAGATAAGATTCTTCGGAAATATGATTCTAGCATTAAGTATAAGCCTGGTGGCAATTGAAATGAATCTTATTGCTCAATATGAACAAGGCTACTTATCCCTTTCTGATTTCGTATATGAATTCCCGGACAGTATTTCAGAGTCACAGGAAGCTTTATACGGCGAAAAATGTGTCGAGTTTTACGTTGCTGTCACTTTAGGTAAAACGGCTTGTCGCTATTATGTACAACGCTATGGAGGCGATTGTTATGAAAACGATGAAAGGCTATGTATCGAAGATACGTGTACTCAAGATGAGCAAGACCCCTTTAGTACGGTTCTCGCTGAATAATGTAAACTGTTTGATTGCTACACATAGTTTAAACTTCTTGGCAGATGCGGATGAGAACATGCAAGTTGTAGTGGCTGGTGAGTATAACGAGCGGAAACAGTTTGTTGTGAAAAAATATAGTGTTCTTGGCAAAACGAAGATCATGATTGAATTCGAAGCAATGAAAAAAGCCCCCTACTCAAAAGAGTAAGGGGTATTTATTTATACTACCGCAGAATATCTACGTTTTCCAGACTCCGAACCGATCCAACTTAACCATACGTATCCACCAGCTACTACTTTAGAATCATAGTTAACAGTTTGCCCAGCTTTATACTCTCCGACAATTGGAGAATTGGTGGATGCTGCTGCTCGAATATTCGTGGTGACCGGAAAGCGATAACTTCCTTTGTTCGGCAAATTTGCACCTTTCAATGACGTGTTACTATTCGAATTGCTAGAACTACCGCTAGATGCAGATTCTAAGTCTTGGCCCAATACCCAGGAGTTGATACCTTCTAACAGAAAAGCGTATTTTGATCGTGACTGATTGACTTCTTTAACTTGCTTCACTTTGTAAGTTGAGCCTTTTACAAAGCTAGCGATTGACTGCCCTGTCTGATAATGAGTAGCACTAGTCTTCACTTTAACAGATGAACCAACAGCGTATTTGGTTGTCACGGTGATAGTTGACGATCCAGAATTATTATTCGATGTGCTGTCTCCGTTGTAATATTTTTTGATTTGATCCACGAAATATTGTTTGATAGCTGCTACACCTTTTCCATGCAAATCCCACGCTCTGTGAGGACACGATGTAGAACTCAACTCACGATGTAAAGGAAAAACAGCTGAAGCAGGGTTTAAACCGTACTTTTTGCATAAATCAGCAGCCAGTTTAAATGCTTTTTGTTCATTCGCAAGATACGTGGATTCATTTCCCATAGATTGACATACTTCAATCCCCAAGTAATTAGCATTACCTTTACTGTTGCCTGTATGCCACGCCTTGTTGCTGTCCTTCTCAGCCTGATATGTTCCATCACTAGCAACGTAGTAATGAGCAAATCCTAAAGAAGGCGTATGGCTTTCTAGCCATTTTTTATAAAACGCTGCTGTTGCACCTTGGCTACCGGCATCATTATGCAATACGATTGCAGTTGGATTTGATCCACGAGCGCCCGCAATTCCTGAATAACTTACTACCATTTATTCCACCTCCACTAATTTATGATTTGGCAATGACAACATATGGCCTTCTAATTCAATCTTGGTAAAGATTTCGTTTGATCTTAAAACTTCGTATTTTCCTGTTAAGTAAAAGAAGTCACCGATTTGGAATCCATCGAATTCTTTAGGAAGTCCATCCGATGTAACCTCTTTAAATCCATTTTCTTCGTATCGATCAACTGTTTCAGTTTCACCTTTTTCGAATGGATCTAACTGAACATATTCTTCTCCAACTTCTTTGACTTGTAATTTTCCGAGTACGGTTACATATGAGCCTTCTTTGAACATTATTCTTCCTCCTTTAGATATAGAAAAAGAGCGGCTTATTCAGCCACTCCTTGATCAACACCATCTTTCATCCCTTTTACTGCTGATTCGATTAACAGATTCAACTCGTCTTCAGTGAACTTGATGCCGTTCTTGTTAAACAAGTCTACTAACTGAGCCTTGGCCTCTTGTAACTTAGCATCTCCATTTGCTTCTGCGTAAACTTGCTGCACCGCTGATACAACGATCGCCACATAGTTCTTCTTGCTTTCCAACTGAGCTAAGACACCTTTCTTTTTCAAGTACTCTGATCCCTTTTGGCCAATAAAAGCAGCAACCAATCCAACCACAACAATCAATAAGTTTAACAATGCATCTTGTAATGCTTCCATCTAAATTCCACCTTTCAATTGTATCTTCAGCATCTCATTTTCTTCTTCCAACTCATCACACTTAGTTTCTAGCTTTTCTATTTGCAACAAATAGCCTTGCTCTTTTTCGGCAAATGTATGCTCAATTGTATCAAGCTTGATTTTCAACTTATTAAATTCAGTTTGTAGCCCAAACACTTGTTGTCGAGTTTTCTCATATTCTTCTTTCAAGGTAATGTTTTCTTTTAACTGTGCATCATACAAAGTTTTCCAACCAGCATAAACATCATCTTTATTCTCGATTTCAGCCTTCTTATTCTCTAGTTCACCTTTTCGAACCACACTTCGGAAGTCTATTCTATTCGCAATAGTCGTTCCTATAATGCCGATCACCCCTGTTAAAACCGGCAACCAACTATCTACCCAACTATCTTTCATTCCAAAACCTCCCTAACAGCGATACCTAATGCAATCCATGCATACCCAAAGGTTAAGATTCCCACTGTATTAGGAGGTCCATTGAAGAAGAAAGAAGTACTGAATACTAGCCATAGTCCGACTAGTAGCGATAGACTGACTCTTTTAATTACTCGATTATTTATGAACACACCAAGTAACTTCATTGCACCAAGAATCATGAACGAGCTGCTGATGATGCGCTGATCAAATATTTCATTCAACGTCTCATACATTTCGTAACTTATTAATATTTCAGGGTTATTGAAAAGGATCAAACCGTAGAAGAAACTTACCACAGCCAATCCGATGCTGTACCATTTCAGAATTACAACTCTTACAAACCTAAGCCACAAACTTTTTGATTTATTCCACATAGGCCACCTACTTTCAGCTTTTTTTGAAAACTAACATTTGCCAGTCAATATATCTTAATTAAAAATGTGCAACAAAAAGAGACCTGCAATTTGCAAGTCCCTAAGAGTTTATTATTTGATGTTTTTTCAGTTCTTATAAGTTTTAATTGAATAAATTTTCTGCGACATGTTCCCCAATCAACTTGCGACCAGCTTCGTTCGGATGAGTACTATCTTTTTCATCAAAGTATTCATCTTTATTATCTACATTAATCAATTTGTAAATATCGATAAATTTCAATTTATTGTCTGAAGCTATTTTTTCTGTCATAGAAACAAAATCGGTTAGTTTCGAATTATTAACTACATTCGAATCACTATCAACTAAAAACTCACCAGATTCGTTTTTCCAATATCTGTAAGCAGGCGATACAACAACAATATTGATTTCCGGATATTTTTCACTTAACTTCTTAATGGAGTTGCTCATAGAGCCTTGAAAGCTAGATGCGTCTTTACCTTCCAATGGAACTTCAGATGTAAAATCATTAGTTCCGTAAGATATGGTTACCGTGTCTACATTGTTGAAGTCTATATTTTTTAAAGTAGAAAGACTTTCTTCGAAATAATACAGAAACGATTCTTCTCCCATGTTTTCATCTTGATATTTCCATTTAGTTTCATCATCGTCATCTTTTACAACTTCGTCAATCAATGAAGTAAACGCTAAAGAGTTCCATGGACTATCATAACTTAACAATGCAGATCTGGTACCTCCAAATGCTACATTTTTAACAATTTGATTAGTATTTTCTTGAATAACGCTAGGAACGGAAGTATTATCTCTTATATTTCCGAATATGCTATCGCCAAAAGTAACAATAGTTTGCTTCTTTTCAACAGTTTTTACTTCTGCTGAGTTTACATTTTTAGACACTTCATATTTCATTTGAGCTTCTCTATTTTTAACTACAAGTAAACCTGCCCCAATTGAAATAGCTGCAAAAAGCATTGTCCCTACTAATATTAGCTTTTTCTTCATTTTTACAGATACATCCTTTTCCGAAATATTATTAACGAACTAAGTTTACCAAAAAAGCGGATACTTTGATAGCTTTTTTTAGTTTACTAGATTTAAATCTGTAATGAAGATTCGAAATTAATCGGTGCAGTACATTTTTTAAATTGCCAAGAGTTTTTTGCTGATTTTTTCACCCATGATCTTTCTTCCTCGTGCATTTTGATGTACTCCATCTGAGGTATCGAATGCTTTCAAATAATTGAACTTATTGATTCCGAGCTCATAATAATTATCCAGAATTGGAATTTTGAATTCTACAGCAATTTCCTTTTCTTTCGCAACGAAATCAGGAACTTTACCGCCAACAAATTCTTTTGTGTCGCTATCTTCGATGAATTCCCCGTTTTCGAACCATATTCTATATGTTGGAGAACATAATAGAATGTTTAAATTAGGATAATTACTGAATAATTTTTCTAAAGAATATCTTAACGCACCGCCAAAAGTATTCACGTTTAAGCGGTTTGACTGATCGTCTGTCATATTATCACCCGTAACGTCGTTAGTTCCATAACTGATAACAAGGTAATCAATATTATCCAAATCAATAGTTTTAAGCATTTCAACCGTAGTGTTGAAATAAGCAGGTTTACTAGTCCATGCCGAATTATTCACTGCACTTGTTTGGGGTTGGAACCTAGTATCGTCAGAGAGGGGTTTCGCTAGTTCATCGGCTAATCGATACATTGAAAACCAATCCCAACCATCAGTAGATTCGTGTCTACCCATTCTACAACCACCGAAACCGCCGTTATAAACTGTCGCTCCTGTTACAGATGAAATGTAACTAGTCACGCTTGAGGCATCTTGTGTATTTCCAAACTGACTATCGCCCAAAGCTAATATCTTCTTGCCTTTCAGATAACTAGTTGAAGATGACGGATTAACCCACTCACCCCAAGAATCTATGGCAGGCCTTCCCCACCGATAAGCTACTTGATCTGGATTTTGCAACGACCTATATTCTTGGTGAATCCATACTCCATTCACTTTTACATTCATCATAGCATTACCAGAAATCCAAGAAGGAGCATTTGTTGCTCCATTAATCATTAAGTAGTTTCCAGTTCTTACCGCATCATCACAGTCGCCATCAGAAATGGAACCCATCGAATTATAGTCATCGGTCAATTTGTTTCTGTTTACTGTTTTATCAACAAGTCCAGTGAACCACTGTCCATATGTTGAATTAGATGGTTGTATAAATCGTTTATACGTATAATATGGGTAGTTTAATGTTGTATATGTTTGAAGAATTCTAGAATTGAAATTCTCAACATTTAGTAGTGAGGTACCTGCTATAGGAGCATTTACAATTCCTGTACCTGTACTAACATATAAACCACTTCCCGTCACGCTATTTAAATCTACATTGCTTAGAAGTGCTTTGTAATTAAACGTAGGGGCAAGTTTCGATCCTACAATTGCACCATCCATCAGCATAGATGTATTCACTTCAATTTCGCTTGTTCCAGAACTAATCAAATCAAGTACCCCTGCGCTCAACATCGGTACAGTAATTGAAGAGTTAGCATTTTTATCAAGTTTAGTATCGTACAGACCTGCAATAGAAGACTTCGCAGCGTTTAAATCTGTTTTCTCAGCTTTTCTTGAATCCAATTCAGCGACTTCTGTCTTTTCAGCTTTGTTAATATCCAAATCATCAATGTCTGTCCTGAATTTGTTCGAATCGGCTAAAATAGCTACCAAAGCGCTAAACTCTGCCTTGCCTACAATCCCTACCGCTTGTCCTGCTAGTTGTTGCACAGTTAACTCGAACTCTTTTAAATTTGTTACTTTTCCGTTTTGGATTACTTGAATACTGGCATATACTTTGCCTGGTGTCATCATGTGTTCTGGGTATTCAATCGTAAACACACTAGTTGCTTTATCTATAACTGAAAAAGCAGTCAGATCCGTCAGCCCGCTTGCTTCATTGTGCCAATTAAGATTTAAGGTTAATCCAGGAACTTCACCTACACTACCATTGTTAGTGACTTGAACAGTTAGTGTACGTCCTTTGTAATCACCTTGAGAAACAAACTGTTTCTGAACAAAGCTATCACTCGCTCTATCAATCACTAAATCGACATCTCTAAATTGATCTAGTTCCAAATCCATCACTCCTAAAAATTAATGTGTTCTCTTGGATTAATAAAATCACTATTTGATGGCCAAGGTCCATTTGTAAAAAATTGGAAGTGCAAATGCGGCCCAGTGCTTGGACCAGTTGTCCCCATATTGCCGATTTGCTGCCCCTGATTGACTGTGTCGCCGACAGAAACTCTGAGTTGACTCTGATGTGCGTACCCTGTGTAAAGTCCGTCAGAGTGCTTAATAACAACATAGTTTCCATACCAATCGGGGTAGCTTCCAGCTATAACTACTTCACCAGCAGCCGATGCATATATAGGCGTGGTGGCATTTCCGTTTACAAGGTCAATCCCGTTATGCAATTCATATGATCCAGTAATTGGGTGGTATCTGTAGCCGAACTCGCTAGTTACTGTAACTGGCTTACTAATCGGAACTACATATCCCGAACTTTCATTCACTTTCACATATTGTCGGATCATCGCCGCATAATGGAAGTTACCACCATTTACATACAGATACGTTCTGCCGTCCGCTTGAGATACTGCATTCACATATGGATAAGTTGCACCAGTTGTATTTCCTAGGGAAGGCGCAACAACTGTCCTTGAATAAACCTCAGCCAAATCAGTGGTATTTACTCCACCTCTGTTTGAGAGCCAAGGGATATAGGCACTACCGAAGTTGTACCCTTGCATTACTCCCCAAATGTCTACGTTTTGATCCTGACCGTTTTTAATTTGTTGAGCTAGATGTTTACACCCTTGTTTTACCGACGCTTCACCTGTAAGATAACCGGGACCAGGATAGCCAGCTGATTCAGAAGACTGCATGATATCATCTGTGCCGTCCGTACCGGGATTTTCTACCATTATCAGAGCATAAGCTAAGCCAATATAATCCGAAATACCGTATAGTTTCGTATACTTTTCAAGCCAAGCAACGATATTCGCATTGCCGGTTATGTTGCTGCCGATATTAATCGGATCATATGTTGCACCACCGGGACCAACGCCACCCCCACTTCCGCCGGGATAAACTTGTTGACCTTGGATTCTAATTTGCCCCTGCACATCTAAGTCGCCCGTTATACGGACATTTCCTTGGTGTGTAACATCTCCACGATAAATCCCCGATCCATCTCCAAGAAATACCCATCCATATCCTTCTTTTGTCGAGATAAGAATGTACTTTCCATCGCCTTCTGTTTTAATTACAAGAGAGTTATCTTCAAGTGGTGTGGGAGTTGAAGCCTTTGGAAAAGGATTGCCAGCTGAGTCGGTCGTCCCGATAGTTCCAATTTGTCGGTTAGCCCCCCAGAACTCCATCCCTTTGCTGGTTAACTCCATAATCTTTTTGCCGTTCTTCATTGCTTGCAACGATCCTGCTGACAATTTCAAAATCTCACCTAGCTTGTTAAACGATGTCTCGAAAATATCAGCAATGATAGATCCAGTTTGGATAAAGTCAGCATTGAATTTTCCGTCAATGGTCCAAGCTGTTTTAAATGGGCTAGTGTAGAAATCTCCATCTATAAACCCAATTCCATCCGAATTTGCAACTAAGAAATGGCTTGAAGTTTGAATTGAATCACCGTCCATCCATACCATTTGAAATGGCTGCCGACTTTCTCCTCGCTGAGGATGATTGGCAGGATAATCAGATGGCGACATCAAAATAACCGCACCGCCATGAGCGCCACGGATGATATCTGATTGCCATTTACTAATTTCAGTAGAGTCATAGAATGTCATTTTGGTTTCAGCTAAATTGGTCACGCTATTTTGAACACTTGCTGCTTGCCTAGTACTTGAGGTGTTCAGGTTATCGCCTAATCCGCATTCTACCTTGTTCCCAATACGATCAATTTTGACGCTGAAAACACGAGTTTTGTAGTGATAGTTCTTGTCTGATCGGTGGATGGTCACTGTGTTACCGATTGAATCTCCACCTAGCACAGAAGTTTTGAATTGAATCAGCGGCCGTGAGTATTCTACAAGGTTCTCATAGGTCGCTTGCAGCAACTCTCTAGGATCTTCTATATCTTCCAAAATAAGAACAGTTTCACGTTTACGCTTACTTCCGTTCTTCATTGGTATGCCGTACAATTTCGTCATTTCAGGATATTCAAGCCAATTCTGCCCTTTAGGTTTATCTAACGGGTTACCATTCGACTTTTTCCATTCGATGTCAGTGAATTCAATTCTTCGTCCGTAGCCGTCCCCGACCTCTTCACCTTTACCCCGTCCTATAATAGAAGTATATAGTTGAGATCGATCTCTTTGACGCACGACTTCAAGCGCATTTGATCCATATACGAATCGTTTATTACTAAATATGCCAATCTGCTTATAAATTTCAATCCATTTATCTGTGATTTTGTTCCCATCAATTTTACATTTGAAAACAATCTCGCAGCCGAATGTCTGCAGTTGCTTTAAAGCATCTTTAACGCTTAAATAGTAGAACGTTCCTGAAATTGCAGGAAGCGTGGGATCAACATAACCCACACGCCACTCAGCATTTGTATAACCAAGAATCTGTTCTGCTACTTGTTTGATACTTCGATTGCTAGGACGCATATCAAGCACGATAAACGAATGCAATTCATCTACTGCAAAGTTAACCCCTGTAAAGTTCAAACGCCCTCTAGGGTCGCTATCAGCGGTTATTTTGTACATCGAGAACGAATCATCATTTTCACGAACAGCCATAAAAGCAGCATCTCGAATTTTCTTATCATCCAATACGCTAACGCTCAAAGTATCGTTCATCAGCTCGCTTTTATCAGCAGTGATTTCTTTCGACTGTATGGACTCAATAATTTTGCTTTCTCCGCACACTTTTAGCAGCTCTTGTTCGTCATTTAGAAAATAAATACTTTCGCTCATAGCGCCACCACCCGATAAAGGACTTCAAGAGATCCGTTGTTTGTCTTAACGACATCCCCTTTTTTGATATAGAAATCTTCAAGCTGTCCGCCAGCCCAATCTAAGATATTTGTTTTGTCTACACCGTTCACATACACACTACCTTCTTTGTTTCGAAACTCAATTACATCCCCTGCAACAATGCTAGCACCTGTAATTGACATAGAAAGTGAGCCGTTGGTTACTTTAACGCTTGTTGGTGCGCTCAATTTAACTCTTACGATGTCTGGGACGATCGTGTATGGAATGTATGTGGCAATTTCGCCATTTGATTTATATTGCTTTGAATACTTTCTTGGATCAGCACAATAGATATCAAAACTTGAAACGATTCTGTTTGTGTCACCTGCAACGGTATTGGCAGATGAAAACCGACCGTGATAGGTGTAGTCTAATTCATCGTTGAATTGAATCGGAACATCTTTTGTTTTATAGAGATACCACATCAATAGATCAAACTTTTTTTGTAGTTTTTCTGCATCGTTATCTTCGAGTTTGTATTTCACTGTCAGCGTCCTTGAAGGCAAAGTCTGGTTCGTGATAATGCTTCCGACTTGAATTGATTCAGATTCAATGCCAACAGATATCATTTCCCTGCCTTCAACTGACAACGTTTGATAGCCTTCGATAACACCCTCTAGTAGAATGCTGTCGTAATACATAGCGGAAGTAGGAATGTACTCCGGTATGTATCGATCGTTTTTTTGCGTGTCCATAAACGGATACATTCTGTTTTCCATTTCCTACCTCCTAAAATTGCATGTTTAAGTTAATGCCATTACCTTGAGCCTGGCTAATGTCATCAACAAATTTAGAAAACTCGCTATTTCCAATTCGAACATTGAAAACAGCTGGCTTATTATTCGTCCCGTAACTGACTTCATGCTGCACTTGTGTTTGAATTTGACTATTAACTGCCGATATACGATTGCCAATGTCCATGTTTGATGCTCGATCAGCAATTTGCGAAGATGCACGATCAACATAACGAGCGCCATCTAACATACCTTCCGCTAACCCTTGAGAGGTGAACATCCCCAATTCAGCCATGACACGAGAAGGCGAGTGAATATTCAGCACATCTTTGATTTTTCCAGTAATAGAACCAGCAACATCTTTGACTGCATTCACTACATCATCAATCTTGCTTCTGATTCCATTTACTAATCCATCGATGATATCTTTCCCGATTTGCAACAGGTCAATTTGTCTGATTGTATCGAATGTTTCTTTTACTCTATCTACGGCATTTGAAACGCCGGTTTTCATGTCTTCCCAAGCTTGTGCTGCACCGTCTACAATGCTCTTAGCTGTATTAATGACAGCATTCTTGGTATTTTCCCAAGCAGTCGTGACACCGTCTTTGATCGCATTCCACATATTGATTGTGTTTGTCTTAATGGATTCCCACAAATCAATGAAGAATTGCTTCACACTATTCCAAGTGTCAATCGCACCTTGTTTCATGCTTTCCCATGTTTCAGATAACCATGTTTTTAAGGCGTTCCAAGCGTCAATTGTGCCTTGTTTGATATTGTTCCATGTCTCAACAAAGAAAGCTACAATACTGTTAAATGTATCAATCGCAATCGTTTGAATTGTTGTCCATATATAGGCTAGTGCGGCTTTAATACCATTCCAGATATTCAAGAATGCCATCTGCGTGTTGGTTAAGAAACTATCAAATATTGCTTTGATAGACGTCCATATGTTTATAGCTGCGGTTTGGATGTTGTTCCATACACCTATCATGTTATTTTTAGCTTCTTCCCAACCACCCGATATTAGAGAAGTCACGAATAGCACAGGAGCCAGAATAACGTTTTTCATAATTTCAAATATCTGGCCAGCAATCTTCACTAAATTTGTCCAAAGTGTTTTCAGGAAAAAGCTCATATGGATAAACGCATTTCGAACACCGTACACAAGAGTTCCGAAACGGCTCATGATTCCATCTGCAATACCTTTAACGATAGAAGTAACTGTTGATTTAATCCCATTCCATAAGTCTGAGAACCACTGTGTGATCCCATCCCAAACCGAAACGATACTATCTACGCCATCACTAAAAGCTTGCTTTGTCCCTTGCCACATATCACTAGCTGAATCTTTGATACCTTGCCATAGATCTGCAAACCATTGCTTGGTATTTTGCCATCCCTTTTTGACGCTATCCACTGCTTGTTTACTGCCTTCTACTAAACCGTCCCAAGCATTCGAAAAGAATTCTGTCATTCCATTCCAAGCAGAGACGATCCAATCAACAGCAGCGCCAACAATGCTTTGGATTCCTTCCCAAAGACCAATCCAGAAATTTCTAAAGCCTTCGCTTGTATTCCACAGGTAAATGAATCCTGCTACAAGAGCGATAACCGCCGCTATAACGAGTCCGATTGGGTTTAAGTTCATAAGGACGTTCATCATTTTTTGGGCACCATTGTATAGTTCAACCGCTTTTCTAGCAGTACCCATGACACCCTGATAAATACTTATATATCCTACTACTGCCATGATTAGCGGTAAGAAAGGTTTAATCGTATCCCACAGGGTTGTCAAAAAGCTAATTGCCGGTGGAATGCTATCAGTGATAGCTTTGAACGCTACGTTTACTGCCCCTTTGATCTTGTCGAAGTTTTCCGCAATCGATCCAAGCCCAGCGTCTTGCATTCCTTCGTCAATCGCCGTGATAACATTCGCCAAACCTTTTACAACTGCTGTTTTGATGTTCGCAAAGGAAGTCCTGATACCAGCTGAGTTCTTTTGGGCTAATTCAGCAAATCCACCGACACCTTCGTTCAGTTCGATTAAACGACTGTTAAAATCATCAAAAGTGATGTCGCCTTTTTTCAGAGCAGCATATAAGTCATTCGCTGAGTTGACACCTTGATCACTAAAGGACTTCGATACCTTATCCATCGCAATTGGCATTGTCTCAAGCAAAGAGCGCCAAGACTGAAGATCAACTTCTCCTTTTGAGAGCATTTGTTGGTATTGTTGCGCCCCACGGCTTGCATCAGCTGCAGAAGCACCGCTGGCCAAGAATGCATTGTTCAACGCAATCGCTGTGTCTGTACCTGTTTGCAAATCACCCGTTGAAATAGCTAGCTGTTGAGCTCTAGATACAATTTCATCTAAACTTGTTGGCAATCCGTCTATTCCGTCTGACAGTTTGTTCATTGACTTGTCGACTTCTTCGGCGGAATAACCTAACGCTTGCATAACAACTGGGTATTTGTTCAATGTGTCGAAACGATCAATCGCACCGCCTAATGAACTAGTAACTAATCCAATAGCATTATCAATCAATTTAAAAACCCCGATACCTTTAGCGATATCGAGGATAGAAGTATTCGTTTTTTGAGTGCTGCTATCTAAGTTGTTCATAGAACTATCAGCATTCTTCATAGTAGAAGAAAAATTCTTGTCGACAGCCGAAAGGATCGCTTCAACGCTATATGATTCCATAGTTTTCCTCCTTTCCTCAGGAGTTTACAAATCTAGGTGTTTCCTCTTTCTTGCCCAAGATTTCATTTTCGAGCTTTTCTTTATCAAAAAACTTTTTGAAAGATGTAAATACAGGAACTGTTTTTTTGCCTTCTTTTTTAGTCGACTGGACTTGCCAATTAACCCAAGCTTGCTGATGGATCGTTTCTTGCTCATCTAGTCGTTTTAACTGATAAGCCGTCATACGAATTTCAAATTCATAAGGTGTCATTCGCTCAATTTGTCGAATATCTGTCATACCTAGATACCTAAAAGAATTAATAAGAATGTTTTCATAAACTTCTGCCGAGCTTATTGTTTCGCTAGTTTTTCCTTTGTTCTTTGCATCGCTAACTTTCCCGCATTGCTTTCGCTAAGTTCATTGATAACTTCGTCAAATAACGCTTCGATATCATCACAATCATCAATATAATCATCTAGTTCTGACTGCTTGATTTTAGGACTTTCTGTCTGGTTAGCCATATAAAGAACGTCTGCTAAAGTAGCGATATTGGTTGCATGTAATTCAGGAACCACTTTTGCTACCAATCCCATCCCAAATTGAACACCGTTCTGTTCTACAGGCTTTCTTTTATCCACTTCTCGAACAAATTTGACGCCGAATTTAAATGAGTAAGCTTTTCCGTTAATTGTTAATTCCATTGATCCATCCTCCTAAAAATAAAAAGCACTCAATCAAGAGTGCTTATCCTTCTGGTGTTTGTTTTGTTGTGTCTACAAATGCATATTGAACTGCATTTTGTTGTTCGGTTGTTAGTGTTGCATAGCCGTCCTGATGAATCATTTGCACGGCATATTCCAAAGAAACTTCAACATCATCTTCAGCGGAAGCCGTTTCTTCGTAGTTTGAGATATACACTTGCATATATTTGGCTGCAAATTTACCTGTATCGCCTTCTTGTGGTTCGAGTTTATCGATGATCCACGTTTCCACCAACTTGTTGTTCATAAATGCATCGTAAAGCATTTTGAGAGTTTCGCTGCCACGTTCATATAAAGCAGTAGAACTGAAATCATATTCAATTGCTCCTACAGTTTGAACAGTGCCATCTTTAGTTTCGGTAGCATCTGTACTGCGTGACATACCGAATGTATGCTCGGTTTGATAAGTAACAGTTTTGGCAGCTTCTTCAGCTTGCTTTTCCAAGTCCCGATAGACCAAAATGACGTCAATACCTTTTTTTAGTGCCATTTAAATTCCTCCTATTAATCTAAAATTCAATTCAATAATCGCTCGTTTAAGCGGTGTGTTTGTGCTTGTGTCTGTTACCGTCTGTATGTCGCTTGCATTGGTGTCTAGCGCCCATGAATATCCGTCTGATGTATTTACTTGCATCGCTTGCTCAAACAAAGCAGATGCCATTTCAGACACCTGTTTTCGCTTGGTATGCAAACCCCATACAGAAATCACGATCACGACATTTCCCAAGACATGAGACTTGTTGATAGAGTGAAGCGTTTGAGTGTCTTCAAATTCTACAAAAGGATAGCTAGTAGCACTCGCAGGTTTGTAGTCGTATGTTTGATACCCCAATGCATTCGATCGTTTAAACATTTCGTCAAAGATTGATTGTTCTCTAGTCTTCATCTATTCCACCAACTTATCCATATCTGATTTAAACTGCGCCTTCTGTTTGTTGAAAGCTGGTCGCATAAATGGTCGAGCTGATTGGAACCTTGTTCCGTACTCCAAATAAGGAGCGTAATCTGCGGTAGGTTTCACCTTTCCTGTTAAACCGCCATCGCTCAAATCCATAGTTATTGATCGTCTCAAGTTACCAGTATCGACTGGCGCTTTACGTTGTGCGCCTTGTGTCAATTCGGCTGTATTCTGTTTGACGATCTGCTTCACATCTTTCATATTTGCATTAGACTTGAGTTTCATCGTCAATTCGCTAACACCTTTGAGAGAAACATTCCTTCTAGCCACCAGAAGCCACCTCCTGGACGATAATGCTATTTCTTAATGCTGGAGTTCTCGTGGTGACATCTTTATACGTTTTTCCTTCGTACAAAATGCGATCATACTCTGGAACAACAAAAAGAGGCATGGTTCTGATAACCTTTGCCCCTTGTCTGATATCTCCAAAAATAGCCATACTCCTATCTGTTCCAACATCCGTCACGTTAACGTTTGCTGTCGTCCGAATAGGTGCCGATTCTACCCACTCGCCCAAGTCTGGATCGTAATGGCTACCTAATCCATCTTTCTCGAAAGTAACTTCATCTAAAAATCTCATATGAAGTAAATACCCCCTTGCTTGGGCTTATATAAGTCTTCATCGTCTTTTCTTTTAAAGGAATCAATCTCCGATTCGTATTCGGAAAAATCCGAATCAGGAAATGCCATAGATAGTCCTTCCTGAGAATATGAGGACATCCCTTCCTGTCCAACTCGGTTGAAACGTTTGTTGGTTACATCGAAAACAATGTACTCTAATGAATCTGGTATAACAGAGACGCCTAGCAATGACGCTAAGCGCTCTCTAGTTCGTTTCTCGATAACTTCTAGCTTATCATCTGTAGAACCGCTTAGAAGCTTCTTAACGTCATCTTTAATTGCCATTCGTATCTATCCTTCCTACGGTTCAGTCAGAGTCAAAACGTGAGTATCCGTATGTGATCCATCTTCCGTTTTGATTGTTGTCGTGTATTCACCAGCAGGTACAGTTTCAGTCCACGTAATATTACCGCTAGAAGAAACTTCCAAACCAGCTGTTGTTGGCGCAATCGAATATGTCACAGTTTTATTAGTTGCGTTTTGTGGCGCAACAGTGGCTGTTAACTGTCTATTTCCGGCAGTCCCCGCAACTGCACTTGAAGTTTTAGGCGATACTGTAACGCCTGTAACGGGGACTGTTACTCCCCCGCCGGTTGAATTTTTCCGAATGCTTCATCTTTAACGATCATGAAACCAACATCCATTGTCGCACGCAAAGCAACTAATTCTTGCTCAAACAAGTTAACTGGCGTACCGTCTTCGTTGGTAAGAGTTGAAAGTTGAGCGTCTTCAGAAATTTTGAACGAGATATTGTATGGGATTCCGTAGAACATATAGTTAAAGTCGCCTGCATACAACTCACCTTTTGCCAAAGCTTTCAAATCGACTACTGGCAACCCATCAATAGTGTTGGCCGCACGATCGTAAATGAATTCAACATTCGTGCCAACTGTTTGAGCTGCAGAGCGAAGTTCTGTACGATTTTTTCGGTTAGAGATAAATGCGTTTGGCTCAAATTCGTTTTCGCTGAGCGCATCTTCTAATGCCAAGATATTATCGTAAGTAAGAGGTCCGTTGATCACGTTATCAGCCGCAACAACAGATTCTTCTAAAGATTGTGGAAAAGGATTGTCTGTATTCAACAACGCAGCAGCATCAAATTTTTTGTAGAAAGCTTCTGCAATCTTAGGCTGCATAACAGTGAAAAAGTCTGACATTTTGTAGTGCAAGTATTCCCGAGAAACTGGAATAATAACACCGAGTTTTTTAGCGACCATAGTTGCTTGCAACCATTTAGGTTTAGATGTTTTGATCTTTTCACCTTCACCGACCCAGTATGCGCCAGGGCCTTCAGCAAAGTATTCGAATTTCTTTTCTTTGTCCGTCATTTCTTCATACTTGGCCAGCTGCATGATCTTAGAGTTTTCCATGACTTCATTAACAATAAGCGTGTTGTACTTGTCAGGGATCTTACCTTCTTTTGTTTCGTAAACTGTCACATTATCTGGATTCCAAGTCTGAGCAAAGTATTGCAAATTCATATTCATTAATCGTTTGTTTTTCATTTAGTATTTCCTCCTATTTAATGATTCTGTTTTTAGCAGCCAATTCAGCCACAGTTTGTTTAGTGTTCTTATCAGCAGAAAACTGTCCGCCTTCACCCGGCGTAGATTGACGAGCATTTTCTTTCTTGATCTGAGACGCAAAGTTAGTAATAACTGCAACAGCCTTTTTAGTAGCTTCTGCATCTTCTGAAACAATCAATCCGAGTAATTCATCATCTTGTGGCAATCCTGCGCCTGAGAGCATTTTAGAAGCTTCTGACTTCATTTCGTTTAAAGTCTGTCCACGTTTCAGTTCAGCGATTTCGGCTTCTTTTTGCTCCAATTCGTGTTGCAGTTTTTCTTCCGCATTCATTTTTGCGAGCTTCTTAGCTTCTTCTTTTTTCGCTTCTGCTTCTTGTTCCCAACTTGCGCGAGCCTTTTTCGTTTCAGCAGCAACAATTTTCGCTAATTCGTCACGAGAAAATGTTTTGCCCGTTTCTTCACCCTTATGCTTATCATCTGGTGGTGTAGTTTGTTCCGCCGGCGGTGTATCTTGACCACCTTCTGGTTCAGCAAAGTATTGTAAGTTCATAGGCATTAATAAACGTTTTTTCTTCATGATTATTCCTCCACGGTTACGCCGCTACCCGATAATTTAACTAGTTACGCCAGTCAGTCGGAACAGCTTTCTCTTTAGTGCCTGTAAGCAGTAAGAAGGCATAATAAAAAGCCGTTAGCGAATGGGCTAGCGACTTAGTTATTGGCGATCAACATAAGGTGCCGTACTACATCTGCAAAACGGATGCATGTTTGGCGCATTTGTTCCTGGTTCCATTTCATCAACATCAAATACTTTTCCGTTAAGCGGTAAACACAGACGACACGCTGAAGGCTCAGAAATGAATGTGTACTTTGTAATATCAGCATCACGATAACTGCGCTCTTGAATGCCAATCTGCACTCTAGTCGTTTCTGTGACCATCAAACGCTCGGTATTGAATCGAGTGTTCTCTCTACCTTTCTCGGTAAGGAATCTCGTTAATTCAGATGCCAACTGTTTGGGGTTACGGCCCATCGTCACACTACGTACAAGCAACTTATCTAAATCAGCTTTCAACTCTGCTTGGTACATCCATAGTCGTTCGCTGAATGTTGCAAATCCATCCGCTCGAAACGAGCTGTTTATCACTTGCTCCACTAGTTTGGCATAACCGCTTTTAGCGATCGTCATTTCTAAGATGCCTGCTTGACGTTGCAGTTCTTTCAAACCAGCACTGGTAAGCTCTCCTGAGAAGTACTTGTCCATATCATTAAACGTGGCTATCAGCTCAAGCCCAATGTTCGCCTTCAGCAATTCTAAGCGATTGACACGCATTGTAAGGTTGTATAGTTTCAACTCCTTGTTTGCTGTAGGTGAGAAGTCTTTCTCTTTAACATATTTCTTAGCCTTGCGAGCAAATGCTTTTACATCCATTTCGCTAGCACGCTTCATTGCTTCGCTACGAGTGATTTTCTGACCGTTGGAAAAACTATCCCACTGTGCGTCTATCTCTTTCTGTATCGCATCCTGTGCGTATTGCAGGCGCTTCTTGATCTCGTTCATGCGTTTCTTGTCATCTTTAATCTGTTGCTCTTGCCAAGCTTTTTCTCTTTTGATGAAGTAATCTTGTGATTTCACTTAATCACTCCTCGATAATTTCGTAGATTTCATGAAAGATGTCTGGTTTACACGGATAGAATTCGCCATGTACGCCTTTGATGATGTAATCACCGATGTTTGCAAGCCTATCACCCACCGGAGTTCCTACACATAGATTGCCTTGCTCTTCGAAAAACAAATAACCTCTACGTTCAGCGATTCTCGCCCATTCCGGAACATAATAAGTACCATCTTTTGTTTTAAAATCCCCATCCCATTTAAAACATTCAACAAGTACTGGTCTCTTGCGTACTTTAATCTTTGCTCACTCCTTTACCAACTAAATCTAACCAACTGCAAACCATCAGCATCAGAATGCTTGTCCTCGTAATCCTCAACAGTAAAGCCGCCACCTTGAAACTCTTCGCGAATATCATCTGTGATAACGTCTTTGCCATAAAACACTTCGTTGCGTCCTTTTTGCATAGCTTCGGCGATAGCTTCCTTGATATTCTCACTATCTTTCTTCTGATACTCGTTCATCATCTGTTCTTTTAGATTCATTATTATTACCTCTCAATACGTAGGAATTATATTCAGCCATAAGACAAACATTGTTAGTATTTTAATTGCCACCAAAATGAAACCAGCAACAATAACGATTGTGAAATACCATAAAGCGGCCCACTTGATGAAATCAAGAATTGACTCATAATCGCGTTTAATTTTTTTCTTCATCTTCTTAAACCTCCGCATCGGTTTCTTCGTCACTATCAAACACACCTCTGTCCGCTGGCGCTTCAGCATTCACACGTTTCAATTCTGCATTTACATCAGGAACAAACGAAGCAAGTCCGAGGATAGTCTCTTGGCTCAACTCTGCTCCTGCATCAACAAGCGCTTTAAGCTCTTCTAGAATCGCTTTAGGTAGATTAGGTGTAAATGTAATACGCATACCTTTCAGGTCAGAGTTTTCCAATTCTGCGATACTTGATTTAAGGTTAAATAAAAGACGATAGCGTCGCATCAGGCCTTTTTTAAATAGCCGTTGCTTCACTGCCGTCATCTGTTCGAACCCGAATAGTTTATATTTCATCGCTTCCCCAGATTGCACACCTGAGAAGTTGTCATCTGTTAGATCAGGGACCATCGAAATCTCGTGGATATCCTTCCTCACACGATCTTTATAAGCTTCTACGCCATTTACATCATATTGCTTATAAATATAGCCAGCTGTCACAGATGTTTTATTACCGTTGATGTCTGTGCCAGATTCAAGGAGCAACATGTTTGCATCCTTTTGCTTGGCTGCATCGTCAGCAGTTAAACCAGACGCTTGAATGTCTCCGCTGATCACTAGAAGTGCATCGTTTAAGTCTGTCATGTAGTTTGCTGTATCGGATTGGCCTGCATCATACAAATCCATTAGAGAAAGAGTATCTTCGTATAAACCCATTC